TCTGATACTATAACATTCTTAAATTTGGAAAGCCCATCAACAAGATTTTGTTGAGTTACGGATTGACCGAAGGCGGATGAACCATCATTAGCAGCGGCTATGTGGATTCCAGCAATTTTACGAATGAAAGATTTTTCATTGCAAATTACAGGAGCTCCACAATCACCATTAATAGTGTTAAGACAGTATTCGATACAATCACGAACATTTCTAACGCCATGAGCTGTGTTGAGAGTAACTGACGTCATAGACGCCATTGTATTTCCCAAGACAACTAGCGTGTTACCAGATTTATAATTACGGATTGTCGCCACTGAAATATTGGCACTACGTTGCGATAGTTCAGGCATTGTTTGAAAATGTTTAACAATGTCAGCATGTGCATTGACATATCGTGGAAACTGGACCAACATGGCATCTTTATCTTTACCACTTGAATCAGTTAAGCCTACGAATCTCAATTCAGACACAGGAAGAAGAAAGCGAGATGAAAATATATTCTCCATCTCAATTTGATCATCTTGATCCAACATCAACTCCAAGTGTCGGGGTACGAGCATAACTGTATCCCTAATAAATAGACCATTCAAAAGTGGAAGATCACCCCGCACGCGTTTAATCTTATATAAGTTAGACAAAATGCGTGTAGAAATTAAATCCTGCGCCGTACAGTCTCTCCAAGCTTGAAGATTGGCCAAAGTATCATATTCCAAAACTTGGGTATCTAGAGTAGCTTCTGTAACAACAATGGGCGCCTTACGAGTAAGATTATCCCCAGATGACGAAGCTTCAACAACCACAGTCGAATGTCTTGAAGCATGATCAGCACAGTAACATTGATCATTAACTGCCCCTTTTGGAATGCAGCAACAGGGTGATTCTGTACGAGAATAAGGACACATTTCCACAACAACATTGATAGGAGACGAAGCTTCAGTATTAACAACTTTAGGTTTAATAGTAATACTATCACCTGATTGTGCAGCCTCCATAGCTACTACTCGCCTCTGATGAGTCAAAGCGTCTCCAGAAGAAATTGCTTCTACGTTGATTGATTTGGCTTTATTAGTCAAATTATCGCCCGAACTGAAAGCCTCCCATCTCATCTTCTTAGTAGATGATGATTTGGAGAACAATTTCCAAATTCCCAACCCAGCAAGTAAGACTCCCAACAAGATTAAAACATTCTTAAACGTTAGGAGTTGCTGGGCATAGCGTTGACAACTCTGTCTATATGATTCAACAGCCTCCTCGCACTCGATGATAGTGGGAAAGAACACTTTCTCACCATCAAAAAATACGTCATTGACTTGCAACTTAGCTCGAATCTTTTCAAATCTATCTTCGTCAACGCGAGTCGACAAGACATGATTTACACTAACTGAGCGACGTTGTTTAACCAGAATTTGGTCAATACAATGTTGTAGAAATTCATCATAATCCATATGGGGAGCATTGATGGGCATCATTGTCTCGGGATTGTATAAAACTATCTCATACACCCTTGTATCAACGGGTCCATCACATTTAGAAGTATCTAAGCGTTCAACCTCATTATTATTTGTTCCAGAAAAACCTTTTTTGACGTAGTCACGTTTAACTTGCACTTTAGCACAAATATCTACACGCCTACGATAAGCATCTGGAAAAGTGAGAGAACTAACATTGTGACCAAGAATATTACTTGTTAAGATGATAACCTTGGAATTGAACTTAGTTCGTTTCTTCTCCGCTAGTTCTGCCATATGCAAAGGATAGGGGGCAATATTGCTTGCTCTAATCAACTCCATAAACTCCTCATTAGGATTCGTACTTGAATCAGTTCTTTGACCAAAATCGTCGTATGTAACGATGTTTTGACCAACGTAACCATCCCAAAACTCCTGCTCAGTGTTTCTAAAATAGATGTTGTTGGAAAAATTCTGAGCTTCCTCAACAGATGATACAAATAATGCATTCAAATCAACTGAGAGAGGCCAAGTCATTCCAGATTTTCCAACTCCTGATTCTCCAAATAATTGAATAACTAGAGGTTCCATACGAGGCTTGTTACCAAAAACGCCAGTGAAATCGCACAATTTTCTCGCTTCTTCAATAATTTTGAAGATACGTTGAAAATAAAGTGTCATCTTATTATCGAGGCGTTTTTCAGAGATATCTGACGCGAATTTCAATCCTTGTCGATACAATGTATCAACTTTATAAACCAAACGCTCGTCTTTCTCCAGGCGTTGTGCCAACGGATCCTCAGGGTTACCAAGGTCTAAAATATCTTGAGCCCACTTAGAAAAATCGGTAAGATATAAATCCAGATCGGTTTTGGATCGCTCAATACCCAATACATTTATATAAAGAAATTCTACAACTCCTTCAAACATATAGGAGTATCCTGTCATGAAATCAAAAATATTTTTAAGACCACGACAACGATCACCAAAAAATTTTATGGCGGAAGTTATGTTCGTCTTGCCAGGCAAGCCAAGCAAAATTTGGAACAAAATGGCCAGAAGAGAACCCATTACAGGTACACTTAGAACCAATAGTGACGCACCATCCTTCATTAAAGAAAGGATGTCCGAAATGGCAAAACCCATTTGGAGCTCATGTGTGTGCGTTGTTTGACATAAAGCCAATAATTGTTTATAAATATCAACACCAAAATTGATAAATACGTTCCAAAAGAAACACTTAAGGCGAGATTTTGAATCTGCGAATGATACATTAATTAAAATGTTAATCACAGAGATTAATCGACTCGTCATATCGGTGTCGAAAACTTTACATTTAATGTCTGTCAAACAGTTAGTTACGCTACTAATAAGCTCACTAACCCTATCTGACATGACATCAAAATTTTCAAGGCTGGTCTTAAGAGACGGCCCCAAATTATCTGCTTGACTTGAAACTTTATCTGCGACATTTTGGTAGGAATCAATAAGATTTGGAATTTTCTCCAACCCAAATATTTGCAAATATGCATTACGCATAGTTTTGTTTTCACGCTCGATCAACCTCTGTTGACGCCTGGATTTCTCCATTTGACGCTCGAGAGAAAGATCAATACGTGTAAAACATCTATCATGTTCTTTCTTTGTATTCACATCATGGATGCGAATCATTGATTGTTTACCATTAGTTTCAACTACGATGGTATCATAGCTTTGTTTTGATTGTTTGTTAAGTCATTATTTCCTAGAGACCACAAGATTAGTTGTGGCTGCCGATTCGACTCAGAATGGCCCTCCAGTGTCTTTATGGTATTCGTGGGGATCGCCCATGCAATACTTTCACAAAGAGCAAAATATGTAAGTACTTATATATGACATACATACATTAAGAATCCATTGTATTTTTCCACTCGTCCATATCCCCGCTAAGGTGAACCATGTGGTACAATTTCATCTATATCTCAGTGCTAAGTAGTTGCAACCACCTCGAGGGTGCTTGTAACCATTAAACAATTTATAATTTAACAGCAATATCTAGTAACTTAAAAGACAAGTTACGCCACTAGATAAGATCACGTTAAAAGGCCTACTAAGTAAGGTTTACTATCATTGAACCCAATGACAAGCAATTACGATTGAACGCGTACTATAGCGCAAGATTATAAATCTTGTTACGTAGTCTGTACGATATATTAAAGCTATTAACTAAAAATTAGACTATAACTAACTTAAATGGTTTCAGCATTAGTTAAGTCTAATAAAATTCTGGATATCTTTGTGGACAACATCCATAGAGAAAACCCATATTGAGATCGTCTTTTCCAGCAACCAAAACGTCAAGATTGGCGTGATTAGTTGTGAGCAAAACAGATGGTCTGAATTTGCTAGCTGGAGCGGTACCCTCCGCTTGGCCATCATTAGTGATAGCACGTCGCGTTGTTGAATAAAACGGTATATTCACCTCATGAAATGGATTCAATGAAGAAAATGTCGTATGAGTAACTGGATTAATATTCCGAACTGTTGTAGTTGGAAAAGAACCCAGAATCTCCGAACGAATTTGGTATCCATCAACTTCATCTAAGTTTGGTGAATAGAACTTGTAAGCAAGTCCTCCTCGCCAAAAACAAAACATGTTTGAAACTCGCGTGACATAACCACCTGTTATATCAGAAACAGTTGTTCTAATAGGTTTGGTTATGTCAACAGCTGTCAACTTACGACGAAAAGCTCTAGTCAGTGCACGAGTACTAACCAGCAATTCGCCATTAACAGCTTGAGCTACCTCTAAATTCTTAGTGGGTTCATTCATACGAGTGTAAACCATAAGGGTGGTTGGTTCGGAAACATTTCCCACACCCTGTAGCTCTGCATCTATGGCTTTAACGCCTGTAAATGGTTCTGTATAATCTAGAAGTCTAGAATCTGCAGGACATGCAAAAGCTACATTGGTTGCCCATTTCCAAACAAGGACCTTCACAGAAGGCGAAACTGTTGGAGGATGGACAAGGGGACCTAGGGCCCTAATTACCACAGTACCAACCCGAGACGCATAATAAGGTGCAGCAACAGTTGCATCAGTATCAATATACGAATGCTGAAGCATTGGATAGGGAGAAAGATATGGAATTGTGACCAACATCTCAGTATCATTAGCCAAATCCAAGATTTGACGATAACAATTAGTGAGATCCGTAGTCTCATCAGGAATCGTTATACCGGGTACAAAAGCCACTTCAATACGTCCAGTATGAAAGGGTGTTTTGACAACAGATATACGCAGACAAATATCTGCACGCCAATAAGCAAATTCTCCTGAAAGATACTCAAAATTTGTAAGATCTAAAAGCGTCCCATCAAGGGGCGATGCTTCTGTTGTACGATTTCTAAATATTTGAGGTCCAACAGGAACGTAAGCAATAACAGCATTAGGAAGAGCATTGTCTAACCACGTATTAATGGCGATAAGACCAGGTCTATTGCAAATGTATTCTACCGACATTTCATCCTGTTCAGTCATGAAATTCATTTCATTCTCCGAAACAGCATTTTCATTGGACAATCCAAGAACAACACTATCGTCCGTACCTTTGACGTGACCATATGAACGCGCTGGGATGTTAACAACTGCCATTGGACCAGAGCCCTCAATAGGTTTTGAGTAACCAAACATTGAAGCCACGCTTGCAACAGCAGAACTAGCCCACGCCACAGGAATAGCAACATCAGAAAGAAAAGGAACCCCTGATAAAGCTGTAGCAATTGAACTCACGCTAGATGCTACTTCAGAAATAGGCCCTTTAGATTCTTTACCAGATTGAAGATTAGCATAAACCGAGCGCAAAGATTCAGTTGGTGCAATCAGAGTTCCAGCTGATGTAGGACCACGCAATTCAACGTCTTCCAACCAACCGAAAATCTGAAAATTGAGATTCAAAGTTCCATCTACAAGAATTTGTGTAAGGTAAAAAATATGCAGCTGTGTCTCATCCAAGAGATCTTGGGATAGAGAACCAGCATCACGGATATCACACCACGGTATTCTAATGGTTATAGAATTATTGGTTTGAAGGTCTAGTTCAGCTCCTGGGTAAGAGGTAACGGCGGCTCTAGTCTTGTTAATACATCTATGAGGAGACATTTTACGTTCCTCATAGGGTGAATAACAACACCAGAAACGTCCAGCTACAAAAGGACTAGCATTTGTCATAATCTTAATAACCATGTTACATTTAATAAATTCAAAATTGGCTACCTTGAGCACCTTTGCTCCCTTACGAAGAATATTCCAAGGGAGACGGTAAGATCGCAGAGGTAGGCGTGAATTATCAAATGTTATCATATCTTGACCAATTGCAGTTAGATTGAAATCGTCAATAAGAGTAGGACGACCAAGAATCTGCACTATTGAATGAGTGAAATCCAAATTCTCGGTTTGAGAAATAGGGATTTCTGCAACAACAGGTTCCGAAGCCTTAGAATCCTTAAATACTGTGGTTTCTGCCACGGTCGTTGAAGTGTCATCTGTAACATAAGCAGATGCTATGTCACCTGAATGGCCTACAACATCAGTGCCAGTATTTGGTGATGAAATGATTCCACCAAGACTTCCATTATTATCCTGCATATTCATTTGCAGATTCGCATTAACATGTTTAAAATTAATGCGAGATTCATAGTAAGACTTTAATTGATTATATCGAAAACAATCGATACAATCACACTTATTACGATTCCACCCATAAAGAAAATTAACTCTAATATGCTCCCATTTCTCTGATTTACAAAAATCACAAGCGTGTTTGCATGGCTTAGAACAAAATAATTCTTCTGGGGTGGTTTTGAAAACATTGCAGGCTTCCAAAACTTGAAGATTTGAGATTTGCAATGTTGCGTAAATAGGTGTTGTTTCAGCACACACCAAAGTGCTATTTTTGTTATTTTGGTTGTTAAGTAAAATTAAAAGCCACTAAACGAATAAATCATTTAGCTGTCACAACTACTTATTTGGACAGGCAGTCGGAATTTGAGATAATGTGAGGGCTGCTCACTCCCCATCTCATCCTAAATAGGAAAGGGATTACTAACAAAAAGCCTAATGTTCAAAATTAAATTCCAATTACTATAAGAACATTGGTAACCAGATTGTTAGAATAAAATTAAAACAAATTACAACTCTACTCGCTCCTGTGGATAAATCCAGGGTGGCGCATTAAGCGTTTGATTTGAGTTTTATTTATACTCGAGTTATACACGACTATCGCGGTGCACTAATGCGAGTTTTAAGTTTTCTAACTTTAATTAAAATATTCTCTGTACTCTCCGAGATCGAGGCATTTCTGATTCCTTAGACATCTCCGCCGCTAAGCGTGAGAAGGGGTCAGTGCTAGATTATACTGCCGCAAATGTTGTGCAGTCATGCATCGTATATAGTGCATGAGGTTTAGGATCATATCCCTTTTTTTTTTTTTTTTAAAGGGTGCTGAGACAAGCAAATATTGTATGAGGG